CGAGGCATTAGGAAATGAGGCTTTTGAAGAATTGATTAACAGTTTAGAAGGAATATAAAATGAGTTTTGGATACCCACAATTATACGCAAATGGTTTGAACAACAACACTCAGTTGAGAAGGTCAACTGATATGGTTTACCAAAGAGGTGGAACCTATGAGGTTGTATTAACTGGTAATACTTACCAAACATCTATGGAACTTGATGTGGATTTATTTAGTGACGATGAGCAAGTTGGTAGAATGAGTTTGGTCCCATATAATGTAACACAATCAGGCGCAACATTCACCTATCGTTTTAATATTAGACCATATGAGTATTTATCAAACTATGTCAAATCACAACACTATAACAATTATTGGTTAGGTGATTGGCAACAAACAAACGAAGATATAAACATAAACAATCCATATCCTAATATTATAAAAACAAATTTAAAATATGGATATAGATACTTAACAGGTTCAACTGTTGTAACAGAATATACAGGTAGTCCATCAAATAATGTTGTACATTATACAGATATTCCTTATTGTGCAACTTCAACAGGATTTACAGCAAGTGGTTTTACAAACACAGGAGAGTATTTTAATTATGTTGGTGGTGCATTCCAAATGAATGAGAAATATTACCTACCAAATTTTGACCAAGAGTTAGGAACAGTTGTAGGTACGGGGTTGACAATTAACACAATAGACGTAAACAGAAGATTGAGTCCTATGTCACAATTTATGATTGATGGACCAATTCTTCCACAAGATAGTGAAACGGCAAGATTTTTAACTGAGTCACCACGCATTCAGGCTATACAAGAAAGTGAAAATTACGTATTATATTTCTTGAACGGTCAAACAGGTGACAGGCAAGTAATGGAAAGTGACTTTGTTGTTTTTAGAATGTATGATGAAGACAATGTATTAGTAGGATATATTGAAGAACAAATTAATTATAGTGGTACAACATACGCATCACCAACAGGTAATACTGACAATTTAAAAATATGGGCATTACCTTGTGGACCAATTGATATTGATAATATCTTTTCAACGGTTGCTTGGTCAGGAGTATCTTATTACACAGTTGAACTATGTTATGGATACCCAACAAATAGTACAAATAGAATATCAGAAGGTGCAGTAGGACCTTCATCAGAAACATTCTACTTCTATCTATATGATAATTGTGGACCTGAAGATACAAGATTAACATTCTTAAACAGTAGAGGTGGGTTTGACTATTTCACATTTACAAAATATAGACAAGATAAAAAGAAAATAACAAGACAAACGTATGATAATAGATATTATGCAACCAATTTGTCTTCTCCCGATAGGGATATGGGTAGAACAGTTAAAACATTCGATACTGATGTTGAAAGGGAATTTGTTTTAGAAAGTGATTTTCTTAGTGAGGGTATGGGTGATTGGTTAGAGGAATTGTTTTATTCACCACAAGTTTATGAGATGAAACCTGATTTTATTAGTCCATTAGATAGACAAGACAAATATTATAAAGACCTTAGACCAATACAAGTTCTTTCAACAGAAGTTGAAACGATAAATGTTAAACATAAAAAATTAAACAAATATAAAATAACTTGTAAATACGCAGATAGTTTCTTCGTAAACAAAGGTTTCTAATATATGTCACAATTACAACAAACAGTTTTAAGGGTTCAAACCAATAAACCAAGTTCAATAATTATTACAGGAACCACGTCAATGACGTTTAGTGGTTCTACCACAGGTACAACGGCAACTGGTAGTGGAACAAGTGCATCACCATACGTAGGTAATTTTCCAAACTCATCTGTATTTTTTGAATGTGAGGTTACAGGTAGTGGTACATTTTACTATGATATAACTTTAACAAATACTCAAATAGGTCAAAATTATCTACAGATGTTTATAAAACATCCTGGTGATGAATTTTTTAGAACAATATTTACATCGTTTGCGGCAAATAATGAGAATTATTTTTTGGTACGAGATGGTGATATTGTTGCGGTAAAACAAGGTGCAGGATATGCAGGTGGAACATTCAGTGTTTATTTTGTTGGTGATAATCAAACACTACAAACAATACCAAACGAATATGACTTTTTAGATTTATATTCTGATATTCCACTTACAATAAATAAATCATACGCCGAGATACAAGATATTGGTAAACGTAACTCTGACTATTCTGTTGGTGTTAGGTTACCTGGTTCTAAAAAGAACAATGCGTTCTTTGAGAATTTTTTTAATGTGGACCAACAATCATTATATTTTGATGCAACAGCAAAGGTTCAATGTAATGTATTGATTAATGATGAATCCTATTTTACAGGATATATGAAACTCAATAGAGTTAATGTGTTATTAGGAAAGATTGAATATGAGGTAACTCTTTATTCAAACATAGGAGATTTATATGGTAAGATTGGAAATAACTTACTTAAAGACTTAGATTTTAGAAACCCTGACTATCATTTCAACCACGTTTTTACAAGAGATGATGTAATTGCAGGATGGAGATATGAAACTCTAAAATCAACACAGGAAGTACCATCAAATTATTTCTATCCTGTGGTACATAATGGTTACAATTATCAAGTTAGTGGTGAAACATCACAAGTATTATTCACAGGACTTACAGGTAATTCATTATATACAACAACAAAATTAGGAAGTTGGGCAAACAATGCTACCGCATATTCAAATGGTGTACAACGATATAGAATTAATTCACCTGAAGATGGTATCAGAGACAATCAATTAAAACCAGCACTTAATTTATATTCAATTATAAAACTCATATTCAAGACATATGGATATACAATCAAATCAGATTTTATGTCAAGTCCTTGGATGAAGTTATTATATATGTATGGATATTTTTCCAACGATACGGCAAAGTTTTCATACAAAACACCACAGGTTCAAACATATGGTTTGGATGGTGTGGAAGTTGTAATGGTAGAAAGTACTAATTACCAACTTGAAAATTATTGTTCAACAACATATCCAAAGATAGATGTAAGTTGGACATTCTATGTTGTAAAAAAGGGAACTGGTATCCCTGTATTTTGTAACCAAGAAATTACATTAAACTTTGATTTTACCACAACCTTTTGTTTTGGTACGATTCCAAACTACCCATTACCAATCACAATACCAGCAAATGCAACAGGAACGACTTATAACTATACGGAATTACAATATGTAGATTGTGGATTTGGGTGTCCATATACGGCAGAATCACAGGTAAACAACGGTTTCTTACCCTTATCATCAAATGTAGGATTATCTTCTGAACCTCTTGCTTACTTACCAATAACTTCAAATCAAACAGTTGAGATTGTTGAAAATCAGTATGTTGATTTTAGTTTAATCATAGACCAAAACATAAAACAGATTGATATTCTGTCAAGTATTGCAAAGAAGTTTGGATTGTTATTTATTCCTGACCCTGAAGTTCAGAATCAAATCATAATTGAACCATACAACTATTATGTTGGTACGGGTAATATATATGATTGGTCAGATAAATTATCTTGGGATAAAGGATTTAGTGTAGAACCCGTACAGAACTTTGTTGAGAGTGAATTAATTCTTACAGATGTAGAAGATGGTGACGCAGGCAACAAAGATTTTAAGGATAGTAATAGTAGGGTATATGGTGAGCATAAAGTATATAACCCAACAGAATTTAAATCACAAACAAAAGAAATTAAAACTAATTTCTCACCGATGATTGTTAGAAAGTGGAATCCTAATAATGGTCCTAATGCTGCATTCTCAAATGACGTAGGTATCCCATTAGGTGTTTCTTATGTTGAACAATCACAAGAAATTAGTAGTACAGATAAATCAAAAGTAGATTGGATATATAAAGGTGTTAAAACAAAACCAAAGTTATTCTATAACTTGGGTAACTTCTCACCATTCTTGGATGACCCTACTGAAATTTTTACATTGACAGGTGTAACAACATCTTATTTTAGAGTTACAAAGAGTGATGCATCAAATCCTTCAGGTGGTTTAATATCTCCTGTTATTTCACACACAATGCCGATGGGTAACCCTGACAGTAATAAGATTAATAACGATAGTATTTGTATCTTATTCAACTCAGAAGAACCTACCACAATTGCTGGTGATAGTGTGTCATTATTTGATGCATATACAAACCAAGATTTATACAATTTATTTTATCAGAATAGAGTAGAGAATGCGTTTGATAAAAATACAAGAATGATTGTAGGTTATTTTGATTTGAAGTTAGGTGATGTAAAAAATCTAACAGCAAAAGATTTAATTAAAATCAATAACCAATATTTCACTTGGAATAAAATAGATAATTTTAACTTAACCAATGCAGAACTTACAAAAGTAGAATTGGTCCAAGCAAACTATAATCCACAAAGTTACCCAACAAGATATTTTAAATATTCTTATTGTACTGACCCATCAACAATCTATAAATTCAAAACAGAATTTACAGGAACAGATAGTATATATGAAAGTTTATATTATTATTCTATTCTATATGATTATTTTGTGGGTGCATTAGGTGGTAATGTAAGTGGATATACAAGTTCTATTTCTTATACAGGTTCAACATATTTCCCTTACTCAATATACGAAACAACTAAGAGTGATTATGATGCGGGTGGAATAATATATACATCTGACCCAAATAAATATTTCTTCTTATTGAGTATTGAGGAAGAACCTATAAGTACAATATATAATCAAGACAATCCTGTATGGTTAATTAACTCAGGACAAACCCAAGCAATACTAAATGTATTTACGGATTGTGCTGACTTTTATACCTCAGCAGACGCAATTGGAGTGAATTACGGACAAGCAATTACAGGTTCTACATATAATACTGGTGTGACCATAAACGTAACGGATACAGGATATATCAGATATGATACACCTTCAGGAACTGTTGATACATACTTTGGTTCTTTGGGTAGTACAGTTATTTCTGGTTGTGTAGATTGTGAAAGTATAAGGTATGCATATCCATTATTTGATTTAGGAAATTGGACCATAATAAGTTGTGGTTCGCCGTGTCCATAAAATATTTATAAAATATGAGAGGTTCTTTAGTAGTTACATTTGACGAGTTTTTCTCTGATTTAGGTGGTCCATATTATACTGTTGTTGTGAACGGAAATGAAACATATAGAGCATATTATGGTATGTCTAATTTATATTCCTCAAATATTAATATTGGGGATGTAGTTACAGTAAGTCTTTTTGATGACAATTATGATAAAACATTATCAATATCAAGAACTGACTATACAACAGACGATGAAAATGGTGATAGAGGAATTAAAACAACAAACATATCATCAACCTCAGGAATAACTGGTGTCTCTATAACATTTACTGCAACAACAAGAAATGACGCATATGGATTTGAATATAAAGTTGATAGTACTGTACAAAATTGTTTAAATATTCAAACAGGATTTAATCAGGGTTTGTCACCATTCGGTTCTTATGCGGTAAGAGAAGTGAAACTCATTAACAATAAGATATATTGTATGGGAAACTTCGCACAATACCAAGGTATTGTGACAGGTTGTTTTACTGTGTTAAATAATAATGGTTCTATTGACCCAACGTTTCCTCTTAATGTTATAACTTTAAACGCATTTGCTTCTACAATTGAACAACAAAGTGATGGGAAGGTATTACTTGGTGGTTCATTTACAACATATTCAGGTGTAACAAAAAATGGTATTGTTAGAATTAATAACAATTATTCCATAGATAATACATTTGTTACAGGTACAGGTTTTGGTGGTGCAATTCCACAGATATATGATTTAGAAATACAACCAGATGGTAAGATATTAGCTGGTGGTAATTTTACCTCTTATAATGGAACATCGATTAGAAATATATGTAGATTAAATTCCAACGGTAGTATAGATACAAGTTTTAGTGGTAATACAAATAGTGCAGGTAGTTCACAAATTATAACCGATATTAGTTTATATTCTGATGGTAAAATGTTAATTAGTGGGGATTTTTTAAATTACAATAATGTTGCATCAGCAGATAAAATTGTAAGACTAAATTCAGACGGTTCAATTGATGGTACTTTCACTTCACCATTTGCTGGTACAATTGGTACTGCATCAAATGTTTTAACTACAGAAATTTTATCAGATGGTAAAATAATGATAGGTGGAATATTTGATTTTCCCATAAGTGGAAGTACATCTTATGGTTTAGCCAGATTAAATTCAAATGGTTCATTAGATACAACATTTACCACAGATACATATTTTGTGGGTGAGGTTGTTACAGATTTTTATGTTCTACCTGATAATAAAATTTTAATGTTAGTTACAAGTACATCCCCTGATATAGATGGTTTATATAGATTAAATTCAGACGGTTCATTAGATACAACATTCAATCCCGTTCTATTTGACCAAACATTCTCTGCTACACAAGAAAGTATTGCAGTAAGAGATAATGGTAATATAATAGTGGGTGGAGGATTTGTTACTGTTAACGGAAACACATATAGAAAAATATTTGAATGTGATAGAGATGGTAATTTACTTATGTGTGATAATATAGAAATTGAATTAATGACAGAATTATCAGAATCAATAACAACAGAAAACGAATTAAATTTAATAATAGATTTATAAATATTTATAAATATGTCAAATATAAAAATATCACAACTACCTGAATATGGTGGAAATACCTCAGGTAGTTATATAGTAATGAATGATAGTGGTTCTGCCGCTACATATAAAGTTAGAAAAGAGAATTGGGTATTTCCTTATAATGGTAATGCAACAATTACAGGTTCATTAAGAGTTACAGATATTCCATCAGGTAGTTCTTCAAATCAAGTTGTAATGTATAATACATCAACAAACCAATTGGAAAGAACAAATAATACTAATAGTGGTTTAAAAACAAAAAGTTTTATTATTAATGGAACCTCAGGGTGGACTTATCCTGGTAGTGGTTCTTTAAGATATTATACACTAAATTTTGCCACACCATTTACAGACAATTATTCTGGTAATGTTATGTTTAATTATAATATTGATACCGAACAATTTAAAAATACCGAAGCAAGATATATGAGTCCAACAACTTCAAGTGTTGTATTAGTAGTTAATGATGTGCCTATTGCAAGTTCTTCTTTTGTTGCAACATTTACACAAATAGGAGAAAATTAATATATAACATAATATGAGTAGAAAATATATAAGACAATTAGTTAATTCAGATTTTGTTTATCCAAACAAAGTAAGGAAAGAATATGATACAGAAATTATACACGATATATATGATGATTGTGTAAGTGGAAGTGTTATAACTTTTACTGCAACAACAGTAAGTTCAAGTAGTATTACCTTTTCAGGTACAACATCTTGGAGTCTAAATAATTCAAAAAGATTTTTACAATCTAATGGGGATTTATCTCTTGTTTCTATTCATATGTTGGCACCAACTCAAAGTTATTTTAAACCTTGGAGGACGGTACATAACATATCAACAACAGGAACAACAGCAACAAGTTCAACAAATAATTTTAGTTTTACTGTTACACCCGCAAATGTAGGACTTACAGGTTTTACAGATGGTATGTATTATTTTGAATTTAGATTTATTGGTGAGTTATGTTATTTACCTGTTTGTGCAAATTTAAATTTAGTTGCACCTACACCAACACCTACTCCAACACCTACGGGAACACCAACACCAACTCCTACTCCAACGAGTACTCCTACACCTACACCAGGTGAACCTACACCTACACCTACAAGTACACCGACACCTACTCCTACACCAACACCTGAACCAAGCGGTCTTAGTTTAGAAATTTATGGTCAAGATGTAGATGGAACACCATCAACTTTAACATTATTTTATAGTATTAATGGCGGTGGTTCAATAAACGTACCTGGTTATACAGGTGCACAATTACCTATTAGTTGTACAAATTTATATACTATAACAGGATTAACACAATTTGATAGTATTGAATTTGGAACAAGTATTGCGTGTGTAATGAATGGAAATGGTTCATCATCTTCTTGTCCATCATCGTCAGGAAGTGCTACCACTTATACATATGTGATGGACGCACCATCAATACAACAAATAGCAATAACAATTGATAGTGGTACAATACCATAAAATATATACATATATATGAAAATATACTTTGAAATAGATAATGAGAATTTAAATGAGATTGTGATTAAAAATCATAAGGAAAGTTTGTTGAGAAATAGAGAATTGTTTGAAAAATATCATTTAGATTTTAGTTCAATCAATAAACTAAAAGGGGATAAGAATATTTTGAACAAAGCGTTCTTAGAAGAACTATCTCTACATATAACAGAATAATTATTATAAAAGATTATGGCGGGTAAGAAAATTTTTATTGAGTATGACATAGACAGTAGTGATTTAAAAATTGCTAATGGTGAAACCCTGTCACTTACTCAACAACTCCGTATATTAAAGAAAGAATTACAAAGAGGTGATTTAAAACCTGAACAATTTGATATTCTTCGTAAAAAGATTGGTGATACAGAGGACCAAATTGCTAAAACAACTGTAAGGTCTAAGGACTTTTTTGGTGTTTTATCAACTTTACCTGGTCCTGTTGGTGCATTTGGTAGTTCATTATTGGGTGTTGTAGATACACTAAAGGTCTTTAGTTCATTCACTTTCAAAGATATTAAAAATTCTTTGGGTGATATAAAAGATGACGTTGTAGAAATTTCAAATAATTTTCTTGGTTTTGATAAGACCAATAAAGATGTTGCAAATTCTTCAAAAGAAGCTGCAGATAATGTTGATGGTTTAGGTAGAAGTTTATCAAATACAGCCGCAGAAGCGGGTGCAACAGGTGCCGTTGTTGGTAATGCCACCGCAAAATTTACAAGTTTAGAAACAAATTTAGCCAAAACTAATTTAACATTAGATGATACACTTAAAGCATATGATAATTTAACAAAACAAGGTTTAGACCCGCTATATGCTGAGATTATTGATGGTAATGATGTTGTTGAGAAAGCATCAATTTCAGTAAAAGGTTTAAAAGGTGAAACTTTAAAATTAACTGAAAGTCAAGTCGCGGCAGTTGCTGCAGGTAAAACTCTTACAGTTACTACCGAAGGTTTAGTTGTTGCAGAAAAAGCTGCAACCTTTTGGACTACAACTTTAGGTAATACTATAAAAGGTGTTTTAATTGCAACGGGTATAGGTGTTTTAATTGTTCTTCTTGGTCAATTAATTACATTATTTGCAGATTGGGTATCAGGAACTAAAGAAGCAGAAGCAGCACAAAAACAATTTAATGATGAATTAGAAAGAACCAATACATTATTAGATTTAGATTTAAGGGCTGCAAAAAGAAGACAAGATTTAAGAGTCGCAGAACTTAAAGCAAGGGGTGCATCAGAGAAAGAAATTAATGATGCAAGTCTTGAAGGTCTAAAAGAAAATTTCGCGTTAAAACAACAGGCGTTAGTAGATGCAACAGATTTATATAACAAAACATTAAAAAGAACTGATGAAAACGCCTTAAAGGATTTAGAAACTATTGGTAAAAGACAGCTTGAATTGGACCAAGAGGTAAAAGACCTTAGAAACCAAATCAAAATTGCTGAACTTCAAGATGATATTAAGGCGGCAGAAAAGAAGAAGGAACAACAAAAGGCAGCAAATGATAAAACAATTGCAGATAATAAGGCGAAGAATGATAAAATTATTGCCGATAATAAATCTGCAGACGAACAACTTCTTGCATTACAACAAGAGAATGCGGTATTATCGTTAAAAACAGATAGAGAAAGACAGGATAAAGAATTAGCCAATCAAAAAACCAATGAGGAAAATAAGATTAAGGCGTTACAGATTAGTGATGAAAAAAAGAACAAATTATTAGAACAAGTTAGACTCAAATTTGACGCAAAACAAAACGATATTAATCTTAAAAGACAAGAAGAAGATTTAAAATCAGCAAAAGAGTTTACAAGAAAAAGAGAAGATATAGAAATTGCTGCAATTGAGGATAAGAAAAAGAGAGAAGATGCTGAAAGACAAATTAAATTACAAAGAGATTTAGAGGATTTAGAAGAAGACAAAGAATTTATAAAATTATTAGAGGAAGAGAAAGAAGAAGTAAGAAAAAATATTCGTCAGAAGTATGCGAATGAAGATAGAGAAATTACAAAAAATAGAAATAAAGAAGAAGCAGATGATAATCTTAAGAAACTTGATGATGAATTAAGATTTTTACAAATACGTCAAGAAGCCATCAGAGCGGGAACTAAGGCGTTCTATGATGGTCAAAGAGATATTCTTGCGGCTGCTGAGGCAAGAGAAATTGCTGCGGCAGAAGGTAAAGAAAAAGAAATTACCGCAATCAAGGAGAAATATGTTAAGTTAAGAAAGGACCTTGATAATCAAGAGAAGATGGCTACACTTAGTGCCATAGGTGAAACCATAGGTGCGTTTGCAGGATTAACAAGTGCAATTGCATCATCTTATGATGAGGAAGCGAAGACAAGTAAAGCGGCATTTGAAAAGAGAAAGAAATTACAAATTGCAACCGCAACTATGTCTGCGGCTTCAGGTATAATTCAAATCCTTGCACAACCTTCAACTTTACCATCACCATTTGATTGGATTGTAAAAGGTGTAAATGCGGCGGCACTTGCAATTGCAACTGCAGTACAAATTTCAAATATCAAAAGAACACAGTTTGAGTCAACTGAAGGTGGTGGTGGAGGAAATGCTGGTAACCAATTAGGTAGAGGATATGCAGATGGTGGTATTGTAAGAGGACCTGGTGGACCTAAATCAGATAGTATCCCCGCAAGATTATCAAATGGGGAGGCAGTAATGACAAGTGGTGCTGTAACTATGTTCGCACCGTTATTATCTATGATGAACCAAATGGGTGGTGGTGCGGCGTTTACAAGTGATTTAAATGTCGGTTTACCTGACAATCCACAAGTTAAAAATCCTGCGATGGAACAACAACCTGTAATAATGAAGACCTATGTTGTTGAGAGTGAATTAACATCAACTCAACAAAGACAGGCAAGACTTAAAGACCTATCAACATTATAATGAAAAAGGGTAAATCAGAAAGAAGTAATAAAATCAGTTTTGGTAAACGTAAGTCACAACCTAACGGTAAAAAGTCATATGGTCCTAAATCACAAAAACCTAAGAAGTACCGCGGGCAAGGTAGATAGTATAAACCAAAATATTTATATTTTAATATATGAAGAAAGATAAAGTATATGAATTAAGGATAGAAGAAGACGATGAAATATCGGGTATCGACAGTATATCTTTAGTTTCAGAACCAGCAATTGAAATAAATTGGGTAGCATTCAACAAAGTAAAATCAGAGGACTTTCATATTCCTGAAGGGGAAGATGAGAAATATATTCAAAAACTTATTGCAACCGCACAAGATGAACAGGAATTGTTTGATGAAGGATGGGTTGTAGATAGTATTGAGATATTGGATGGTAAAAATAGTTTTATTTCTACTGACCCGAATGGTCCTTCTATTGAAGATGAAGAAGAATATAATGTTAGATACAAGTATATTCTAAAACCTAATATATCAACTGCACCTATTATTCCCACAACAAGAGATTTTTGTAAAACTCTAATCAATCGTAATTACGTTTGGAGAATAGAAGATATGGATGCCACTCAGAATGATTTTGGTCAATCTGCAATGGTATGGAGAGGTGGTTACAATTGTCGTCACGTATGGTCTCGTATCAAGTATAGAAAAGATGCTACAATTACAAATAAGGCGTCTATAAACAAAGGAAAAGTTTTAGTAGGTGGGTTTCCAAATGATATTGCACCTGATACAAGAGTATTGGGATATTCTGAACCTGATACGGTTACAAATAAAACTTTGGCTAACCCATCACCTTCAACAATTAAGAACTTGGGTTTATCAAAAGAAAAAATGGAAATTGATGACCAAAACGTAAATGTATTTGGTTACCATACAAGATATTTTGCTTTGTGTCCTTCAGCACAAGAATTATTCAGACACCTTATAACTATGGAAATAGACGAGGATACAAAAGGAATGATTAGAAGTGCTGCACGTGCGGCAGATAATGTTTTTAAAATTGAAATTGAAGTAGTTAAATCAGAAGAAGTAACACAACATCAATACGAAGAAGCACTCATATCAGTTGATGATATAAAAGATATTATGTCTGAGGTTGATAAAAGAGTAGGTATGGAACACGACTTATCTTTTATGGATGACCATATTGAGTTGATTGCGGAATATCTACAAGAAGATATGGGGTATGATGTTAGTACAATAACAGGATATGTTGACCAAGGTATTGGAAAGAAAAAGAAGAAAAGAAGTAACTATGAATCATATACTGACTATCCTGATAGTGTAAAGAACAATGCTAAGGCTGTACTTAAGTATGTTGAAGAAAATGGATGGGGTTCTTGTGGAACCGCCGTGGGTAAACAAAGAGCAAACGACCTTGCACAAGGAAACCCAATCTCAGAGGACACGATACGTAGGATGTACTCTTATCTATCAAGACACGAAGTAGACCTACAATCAAGTAAATCTTATGATGATGGTTGTGGTAAGTTGATGTATGATAGTTGGGGAGGTAAATCAGCACTTAGTTGGGCTGAAAGCAAAATCAATTCTATTGACAGAGAGAAAATGTCAAAACAAAACTTCCAAGTAGATGAAGATAAAAGAATTGTGGTAGGTCCCGCTATGGTTCCAAACTTGAAAATATTCCGTAAAGATAAAAAGGGTAACCCATATTATGTGGTGTTCAAAGAGGACACAATCAAAATGATTATGGAGAAGTATATGAGAAACAAATATACTGACAATAACGATACAGAACATAATGGAGAGGCTGCAGAGGATGTGTATGTAGTAGAGAGTTGGATTAAAGAAGATGAGAATGACAAGTCTAACAAATATGGTTATAAAGATTTACCTGTGGGAACTTGGTTTGTTTCTATGAAAGTAAGAAATGACGATGTTTGGAAGATGGTAAAAGAGAAGAAACTAAACGGATTTTCCGTATCAGGTTTCTTTGAGGAAATAGAACAATTCTATAAAGAACAAGAATTTTTAAGAGAAGTAGCTAAAATTATAAAAGATTTATAGTCTACTGATAATAATTTATATTTCTATATATAAACAATAATAAACTAAAGTATTATGTCAAATCCAAAAACAGCAATTCAAGAAATTAAAAAATTGATGAAGCAATTCGGATTTTTAGCTGATGGTGAAGTGACTATGGCGTCTTTTAAACTTGAAGACAATACAATTGTAGAAACTCCTGAACTTAAAGTAGGTAACAAAATTACCAAAATTAGTGAAGATTTTGAAAGAGTTGTATTGGAAGATGGTTCATATAGATTAGTAGAAAACTTTGAATTAGAAGTTAAAAATGGTGAAATTGTTTCTGTCAAAGAAATTTTTGTTGATGCAAAATTGGTTGATGGTACACCTATTAAGGTAGAAGGAGAAGAAGTAATTGAAGGTGCTAAGGTCGTAGTAGTAACCGAAGAAGCTGAAGTTCCTGCACCTGATGGTGTTCACGAATTGGAGGACGGTAGTAAAGTTGAAACTAAAGATGGGGTGATTGTTAAGGTTGAAGGACCTAAAGAAGAAGAACCTGAAGCTGAAGTTGAAATTGAAGTTAAGTCTGAAGATATGGGTGATGGTATGAAAGAACTATATTCTTTACTTGAAGATATGATGAAAAAAGTATCTGAGAAAATGAAGAATATGGAAGAAAAAATGTCATCAATCGAAAATCAATTTAAGTCATTCAAAAAAGAACCAGCAGGTAAAAAAATATCTGATGGTAAAACAGAATTTAATAAACAAGAAAACATCGACTCATTAGATGCAAGAATCGCTTCTATTATGAGTATGAGAAAAAAATAAAAACAAAATAAAACTATTAAAAAAATGAAAAATTATTCAAAAGAGGATTTTCAATATGTAGTTTCAAGTATTACTGGTTTTACTGACCAAACATCAACTGAGTTGATGATGAAAGCCCTTGTAGGTGGAACAACCGCAAAGGTAAGTAACGTAAAATTAGGCGTTAAGGGAACCCAACAAATCCAAATTTTAGACAGTACTCCTGCGTTCCAAGCTGGTGCGTGTGGATGGTCTGCAAGTGGTACAACCACTTTCTCTCAAATCTCTTTGACTGTATGTCCTGAAAGAATTAACGAATCACTATGTCCTGATGCGTTATATTCAACTTATCAGTCATTATTGTTACAAAAAGGTGAAACTGAAGAATCAGTTCCATTTGAACAACAAATTGCAGAATTAAAAGTAAAACAAATCCAACAAAGAATTGAACAAAAACTATGGGGTGCTACAGTATCAGGTGGTGATTGTTTCGATGGTTTTAAATCATTAATCGTATCAGGTGCAACTGGTGTTGCTGTATCTGCTTCAGGTACAACTTTCTCACCAACTGCAGCGTATGGTTCTAATGGTAACCCAATCACTGAGGTGGATAAATTAATCAACGCACTTGATGACAATGCACAAGCAATTGAAAATCTTGTAGTGTTTATGTCTTATCCTAACTACAGATTGTATGTACAAGCATTAACTAAGGCTAACTTCTTCCAAAATTACATTGGTTCATCTACTGTAATTGGTGGTGAAGCAAATGCTTTCGCAGTACATCCAAACTCAACTGTAAAGGTATATCCAACATTAGGTCTTGCATCTTCTAACCAAGTTGTTATTGGACCAGCTGATTATTTCGTAGTAGGTTTTGACCTTATGTCAGACCACGAAAGATTGGATATGTGGTGGAGCCGTGACAATGACGAAATTCGTATCCGTGGTAATTACAACTATGGTGCAGCAATCGTTACTTTCTCAGGTGTAAATTACTTTGCAACTAACGGATTAGCATAATCGTTTTTCCATATAAAAAACGGGGAGGTGAAAGTCCTCCCAATTTTAAAATAAACGAAAAAAATTAATAATAAATAATATGAGTTGCTATATTTCAGAAGGAATTAGTTTAAATCAATGTTCAGACTCTATAGGTGGTATCCAAAAGGTATATATCGCTGGTGGAACTGGTACTACTCTTGGTGGTGTAACAGGTTTCACATACAACGGTGATGATGCAATTACAGGTGCAACTGCAGCATCAGGAACAATATTTTACGGATTTGAACTAAAAAGAGGAACTTCTCAACTTACTCAAAATATTCAAAAATCATTTGAAAACGGAACTGTTTTCTTTGAACAACTTTTGGAAATGGTGTTATACAAATATGATGAAGATAAAAGAAACATCATATTGAACTTAGCACAGAAAGACAATTTGCAAGTAATTGCAATTGACCAAAATGAAACACAATATATGTTGGGTCAAGTAAGAGGTATGTACGTATCAGCAGGTGCGTTAACATCAGGATTAGCATTGGGTGATAGAAATGGTATGAATTTCACACTAACAGGTCAGGAACCAGTTCCCGCACGTGTTATTGATGGAGTATTATCATCTGTCTTCTCAGGTGCAACATTCCAAGGATAATATTAGGAGAATATCTCCATTTTATTCATATATCCTATAAAAAGGGGTCTTCGGACCCTTTTTTTTATTAATATATCAATTCAATTTTAATTTTTTTATATTTATAGTTATACAGTCACTAATATGCTAATATTAAACAAAGGTCAACAAAATGAATTGGTGTTAAACATTAATAACAATTCAAGAACTGATTTTTCAGGTTATACTTTGACATTCACACACGTTGTATCACAAGAAGTAAAATCATATACAGTCAGTACATCAAATCCCGCACAATATGCTGAGAATGATAGATATTGTGAAATAATTCTCAATTTACAAAATGCGGGACAAGACTTAAATTACTTAGGACAATATCAACTTCAAATATTTGGTAATGGTTCCAACCTTGTATATACAGGTATGGCACAATTAAATGGAACACAGGAGTCAAATCCATTCACAGAATATGTTTCACCAGATGAAGATAATTCCAATTATATTTATATACAAGATTAATTATGAGTGAAGAAAAAAAGAAATATCAATTAAATAAAATTGCGTTCAGACAAGAACCAATATTACCAAAGTTCACAGAATTATTTCAAAGAGTACCTTGGGTATATTATGGTGACAATAATTTGATGCCACAATATCTAATAACCAGATATAATAATTCAGCAATACATAAGGCAATCGTTACAAGCAAGGTTAATCAGATTATGGGTGATGGAGTTGTATCCATCAATAACCCTATGGCTTCTGTTAATTTAATTAATAAGAAAGAAAACGTTTCTGAAGTGATGAAGAAATGTGCGTTAGACCTTGTACTATTCGGAGGTTACAGTTTGAATGTAATATGGAGTAGAGATAGAGAAAGTATTGCTGAAATATATCATTTGGATTTTAGTAGAGTAAGATGTGGTAAGATTAATCCTGAAACAGATGAAATTGAAAAATACTATTATTCAGCTGATTGGACAAATATCAAAAAACATCCCGTTGAGGAATATGATACATTCAGTCAAGAAGATGGTGAACCATCTCAAATCCTTTATTACAAACAATACCAACCAAGTAATTCTTATTATCCTAATCCAGATTATAGCGGTGCTTTGGCTGCTATTGAAATTGATGTAAACATCAAGGAGTTTCACAGTAACAATTTAAAGAATGGTATGTTACCAAGTCTTTGGATAGATTTTGTGAACGGTATCCCTGATGAAGAAAATCAAAGATTGATGACACGTGCACTCGAAGAACAATATTCTTCTGTTAATAATGCTGGTCGTCCAATCATATCATTTAATGAGAGTGCTGAACTTTCACCAAAAATCACACAGATTGCCCCATCATCAAACGATGGGTATTATCAAGCAATATACGATGACATTATCAGAACCATCCTGTCAGGTCATAGGATTAGTTCTGGTGAGTTATATGGTATCAGTACGAGTGGTAAGTTAGGAACAAGAAACGAGATTGTGGACCACTCAGAATATATCAGAAAGATGGTTATTATGCCATATCAATCTGAACTATTACCAGTCTTTAACAAATTGGTATCTCTTAAATCTCAAAGACCAACAACATTTGAAATTAAACCATTATCAATCTATGAAGTAGGTGATGTGGTTGAACAACCAGTTGTTGAAGATAAACCTGAACAACCAACACAAGTATTATAATATGGGAGTACTATTAATATCAGAAACCAAATTAAAAAATTTCACAAATATCAATAAGAATGTTGATATGGATGTATTACGTGCGGAAGTACAAATAACACAAGATACAGAACTACAACCACTATTGGGAACAAAGTTCTATAATCATTTATTGAGTCAAGTATCATCAACAGGTAATACATTTAATGCAAATGAATTGACTTTGGTGAATGATTATATTGCACCATATCTTATACAAGCAAGTTATTTTCGTGCAATTCCTCACTTACATTATAGAACGATGAACCGTGCGATAATTGAAGGTCAGACCGAAGGTGGTACACCTGTTGATTTAGAAACGATGAAATATCTTCGTTCAATACAAAAACAAACCGCAGACTTTTATAAGATGAGGTTACAAGACTGGTTAATTACTGGTCAAGGTCAGAACCTTTTCCCCGACTATCTATCTACATCTACTATTGATGGAATGATACCTGACAAGTCAGCAAAATACAATAACCCGATTGTTCTAAATCACACCACTCGTTATGGTTATGCAAAGAGAGGTAGTGGTGGTATTGGAAACTTACCATCATATAGTGAAATAGAATCATCATCACCGCCTTGTTACGATTGTTACTAATATGAATAACGAATTACTATTAATTTTATCAAACGCACTTACAGGAGTAGCTGCGTGGTTTGTTGGAAAGAAACGTCAACAAGCAGAAACAGACAATCAAGTGTTACGAAATTTAGAATTATCAATTGGTATATATAAAAATATAATTGATGATTTAAAAAATGAAATACACGAATTAAATAACAAAATCCAAGACCTTGAAAATAAGGTTATGAAACTAATGGATGAAAATAAGAAACTCAAAAAAATGAAACTATGAACAAGTTAGAAAGATTTAATTTGGTAAGAAAGATAAAATTAAATTTATCTGATATTAAACCCAATAAGATGGAAGAAGGTGAAGGATTAGAAGGTGCGTGTTGGGAAGGTTATGAACCTATTGGTATGAAAGAGAAAGATGGAAAAATGGTCCCTAATTGCGTTCCAATCAAAGAAGAACAATCTAAGGTAAAGAAAGAAGGTTTCCCAATCCCTTCTCCTGAAGGTGGAGAAAGTGATGATGAATTTATCAGTAGATGTATGAAAGAAATTTATGGTGAGTATGACCAAGACCAATCACTTGGAATTTGCTACGGAAAGTTAAGAGGAGAATAAGGACAAAAAAAATAAATGTATCAAACACTAAACACAAATGAAAAAGGGACCCATTACAGGTCCCTTTATTGTTCAAGGTACAAGTTACGGAAACCTTAAACAGTGTTTGTAAGTTCGTCTGAACTGAGTGCTGTGGAATTGTAGTTTTGAAATATAAATTCTCTATATTGAGTTAATAAAAACTCTAATATATCCATCCTATACAATCCTCTTTCTTTTAGTTGTGTATGGATTGGTTTATAAAAATCATAATTGGTTTCAATAAACCTAATGATGTTAGGTACACAATGGATGTAACCACCAGCAATACTACCACCTGTATCTACATAATGTTGTAGTACATTAATAATATTACTTTGTGTACAAGCAGTATCATAATCACCATTCACTTCGTTCCATACTTGGTCACAGAAAATAGATAAGGTAGCTTGTTGTTCCTCATCCATATAGGTTTGTTTTAATCGTTCAGATAATTCTAACGCTTGTTTATAATCGTTCATAACTATTTTATTTTAATCTTGTGGTGTAAAATTTTTAAATAATTTACTTACATCAGATAAACTCATACTCCAATTTCTTGACAAATGAATATCAAATGCAGTGAAGATATATTCAAATAGAGATTTACAACCTCTCTTATCAATTTGATATTCTTCATTCACTTCTTGATAATTTTGTAAATAAAATTCAGTTACATCATCAATATAATCAATTTCAACTTGATTTGGATTAGTGTCTTTTCTTCTGTAAGCATTATGTGTCATTAGAATATAAACTTCAAACGGAATATTAGAAAAAGTTTTATCTTTTTTCTTTGTTAAATTCCATTCTTTTTTTAATTCCTTTTTTAAACGATTATACCATATAATCATTTTTTGATGACAATCCATTTTGGTTTGGGCTACTTCCATAAGTTCACCCATCGTTGTGTAATTTTTCATAACTTTTAGATTAATTGTGTATTTCTATTTTTGATAGTTTGTTCCTTAATATAATCAGATAATTCTAATTGTTCTGAGTATGTTAAGTTCTGTTTCATTAACAATAAAGTTAATGCTTGTATTAAAAGTTTCTTTTTTGATGGATTAAATTCATCCATAATTCGATTAACATCATTTGTAATGTCAATCATTTTGTTTGAAAATTGATTTTTTGTCATAACTTGTTTTGTTCAGATACGCTGTCCCCCGATTTGTTTCCACAAAGTTATTGCAACATTTTAGAATATCCAAATTTATTTTCAAAATATTTTTATAAACAAAAAACCCCCACCGTAGAAACAGCGGGGGTTATTAGTAATAATAAAAAAACAATTGAATGGAAATTCAACAATACAAAGGTAGGGAACTTTTCATTCCCCACCAAATTTAATTTACTTTAAATGAAAATCCTTGAGAGATATTACGTGATACATCTTCTCACCACTTTTATAGTCGTTAATTAAATCAACGTAAAAGTCTTGGTTGGATGGTAACTTGGTCTCAACTAATCTTCTTAGTTCTAATGTACCTAACTCACTGATGACAATTGCAACTGTGATAGGTTTACCTAACTGGTCTCTCGATTTTGTGTGACTTAAAACTTTCATACCATTTGTGTTCAGAACCGCTGTCCCCCGTTTAACTTGTTTATACAAAGTTAATACATTTATATTTAACCACCAAACATTTTTTAAAAAAAAATAAAAAAAAGTTATTAACATAAAAATGTGGATAAGTTTATTTGGTAGATTGAAAAATACCTTTTAACTTTGTTCCACAAAGTTAAACCTAAACTCGGGGACAGGACAAAATCTGAACAAAAATTAAAATGACACAAGAACAAGTAAACCAAATCGTAGAGGCAATCAAAGACTTATCCTATGAAATTGAACAACTACGACACAATTTTAGAGGAGATGGTGGACACACGGTAGGAGACAGTTTAGAAGGAATTATGATTAAATTCCTACAAGAGGAAAAGAAGTAAAGAAAGGGGGAAACCCCTTTTTTTGTGCAATAAAAAACCCCACCGTAGAAACGGCGGGGGATTTTCGTATTTATATATAGAATGGTTTACATTTAAAATATAACAGAAAAAAATGACTTTACCAAAGCCCAAGCGAAATTAAAAATAAAAAACATTAGGAACATTCCGACTGTAAATGCCAACATAGTGATAATAACTTCAATTAAATCTTCTATGTGTTTCTTCATAAAAAAAGGGAGGACGATATATTATAAAATGGCAAATTTAGAATAGATGAAAATATCAGGTTTCTCGTCCTCCCCATATATAAATATATCAATACTATGAAAAAAAATAAAGGGGAATTGGTACACCAGTCCAAAACCCCTTATTATTATTAAACACAAAAAGAATTATACTTCTTCAAACTTTGATTGGATATGTTTATCAATCTTCTCTAATCGTTCACCAATCTCTTTGTTGTAACCAGATTGACAATAATCTGTCAATACATTTGTGATACCAACCACTTCTTTAAGTGTAAGTGGTGTACCAATCATTCTGCAATACTCTCCTACAAATTTAAGTGTAGATTGTCTAACAATACTTTCCTGATTTTTCTGATAATCGTTTGCCATTTTATTTATTGTTTTGAGGTGTGAAAATTCCGTCCCAATGATTTAACTTTGAAATAAATTCATCTGACATTCCTTCCAAATCTAATTCCAATTCTCCATCTTGATTTTCTACAAATCGTAATGCCACACAAATCTTCTTTGGAATTTTAATTGGGTCAATTGGTGGATTTGGATTAATTTCATAAATGATATTGAATGCACCTCTACTACCTCTAACCTTCTCTCCTGTTTCAATTAGGTAACCCATCGCACGTAAATCAGATAGAGCCCTACTTGCAACTGCATCCAATAATAATTGACCTTTGTACTGTTGATACAATTCGATTAACTTCCATCTCCAAATTGTTTTAACTTCTCTTGCCAGTTCTAATATTTCCATATTCTGGCTTTCACAACTTTCCATACGTTGACGAAGTTCCTCTCCATCAATGTTGGTAGTGTTGTAATACTGCTGTAACGGTTTGTTTGCCATTTCTAATAAGTTTTAATTGTTTATCTAAATTTACAATAAATATTTTATATTTCCAAAAAAGTTTAGAAAAATATATACATATATACGGAATGTGGAAAAGTTGGTAACTTTTTTTGATTGGATTTGGATTTACGAAAAATTTTTGGTATTTATTAGTATAGTCCCTTCTCACATTATAGGACATTAAAGATTTTGAGGGTTGCCAAAGAAAACTGACGTGAGAAGCAGTGAGTATTTGGTGACCCTTTTTAATTTAACAATATGGCAAATAAAGAACAATTCACAAAGATACCACATACTTTGATGAGAAATAAAGAATTAAATTTTGGAGATAAGATGACACTTGCAATTATCTATTCCTTTTATGATAATAAAAAAGAATGTTTTATATCAAATAATATGTTGGGAGATATGATGGGTATTAGTAGAACGACCGCAAGTGAAAAAGTAACAAAGTTGGAAAGTTTAGGTTATATCAAATGTGATAGACAGATGATTAATGGAAAAGAGAAAAGAACTATCGTTCCGTTGAGGATGGTTTCACTGGTCGATAAACCGAATCCATTAGTCGGAAAACCGACACTACTGGTCGGAAAACCGAACCGTGTTAGTCGGAAAACCGACACGTCATTAGTCGGAGAAGTTGGCAGTATTATACAACCTTTATTATTAGATAAAGTATTAGACAATGTACCAGATAATGTATTAAATAACAAAATTGAACTTGAAGAAGAATTAAAAGAATTAAATAAATTAATAAAAGAAGATAAGTTCAATACACCAGATGAAAGAGGTATTGCATACCAGAAAAGATATGGTATTGAAAAGCAAATAAAAGAATTGGA